GATGTGGTCTCATCCATAGGGTCTACATTAAAAGGAACTACAAGCATTCTTGTTTTATTAGAAGAGGTATTATACCATACTTCTTTTCTGTTCTTTCTAAATGTCAGCAATCCCTTATCAAAGAATAACTGTATCTTACCTTGTAACTGTAGCGAAGGGTCTTTTATTAATCGTAAGAACTCTCTTGGTTCGTTCCTAGCAAATATTAATATATCTCTCTTTAATTCAGCAGTAGATATATTCGATGTGTCTTTATTAAATAGTACACGGCTTACATTCTCAACTTGTTCAAGACTCATTTGTCTCGCTTCTATCAATGCATCTACCTCTAAGTTCAACTCCTCTACATCTTCTTGTGCATCTCTCTCATTATTTATCTCCTCAAAATGGCTTCCATTCATAGGGTGATAATGTAAGAATGACTGAAGTACCGGGTTGTTCTTAGGTACGTGTAAGAAACCATCTTCAAAGATTATTGGCTCTAGTATGGCGTTGCCATCTTGCTCATCCTCGAATGGTGATTTTTGATTTCGAGCATATCTCAATGCTCTGTTTACATTTTGCTCCTCATCAAAATACATCAATGGGTATCTTGAAGAATTTTTTGTAGGCAACATAAATGCCAATGGAGTCTCTTTTGATTTTAATTTGTAGTGCTTGTCTACAATAGTTGTTTTATTTTTCATTTGATTTGATTTATAAATTTAAAATAAGGGGTGCACAAACGTACACCCCTATAATTAATATTCCTTAGTCTTTAAAGATAAAGAAGTTGTTAGCACCTAAAGTACATACAGCTCTTTCAGAAAGGAATTGAACTTCCATTGCATCAAGGTCGCTGTTTTGTGCTCCGCCTGCAGAACCTGTAATCCAAGTTTTGTATCGTCTGTCTTCAGTTTCAGAAGCACGATATCTAACGTGTAAGAAAGGACGTTTAGCGTTTTTACCAAGTACTTGGTCATAAACAGAAGTAGAACCAGCTGGTACTAACAATCCGTTAACTGAACCTGTGCCAGTAAGACCACCTCTCATTGTAGGGTCATTTAGGTATTTCCAATCAGTTTTGTAGAAATCATAACCTCTACGGAAACCTGTGAAACCTAAGTTAAGAGCCATCTCTTTATCGTTATCAAATAGACCATAAGACGTTCCACCTGCACCGTAAGAGTTTTGAGAAGCTAACATATCATCAATGTCAAATCCAAATGCTCTGTTCAAGAAAACAACGTTCTCTTCAATAGCACCTTGCTTGTCAAGACGAGATATGATTGTATCCCACTCAGCTAGAGTAGTTGGGTTACCACCTGACCATACGTTTCCTCTGTTGTTAACAACATAGAAGATACCTTCAGAACCATCAGCTACAGCAGCATTGGTTACGTTAGCCATAGGAACAGCTTCAATCATTGAAGTCTCTAAGTAATCGTCAAAACGTAGACGAGTTTCGTGCTCAGACTTAAGATACCATAAGTATCCTGAAGCTCCGTTCTCAGTAGTAACTTCAACCCATCCTATTTGTGCCATATCAGAACCTGATACTGCATACTTGTCTTTAAGGATAATTGGTTTGTTTTCAAAGAATACGTCTTCAGCCTCAACAGAACCTACCATTCCGTTAGTTCCTTTTTTGAACTCAGAACCATAAACGAATACTGAGAAAGTTTGACCAGCACCTGCTACTGCTAATCCACCAGCTTCATAAAAAGCTGCTGTAAATGCAAGAGGAGCTGGAGTAACAGCATTATCAAAACCGGTAGATGTAACTATTGCTTTATTTGATACAGTACCATTAGATATCATAACTGTTTGACCAGTTCTAATAGCTATTGCGGTAACTCCAGCATCTGCAACTGTAAATACGGCTGAAGCAGCTCCTGCTGATACAGCACCACCTCCAACAGCAGTTGCTGCTACGTTTACATATTTAGTATGTAGTCTTCCTTGCTCTGCCCATTTAATAAGGTCGGAGTTAGATGGCATCTCAGCTCCTACCATACGTAAGAAAGATGCGATTGTACGGTTACCATATCTCTCAAATTCTTTCTCGTAGGTATCAGGAAGATACTGATTCAAGAAGTCAAAGTTGGTAATGTAATTAGTAGAAAGAGCTACTCTTTCTGCACTTGGCTGCAGGTTAAAACCTGGGCTTGCTTGTAATTGTGACATAATTTTTAGTTTTTACTTTTAATTTTTAATCCTCTTCCCGAACTGTCGTTTAGAGATTTTACTTGAAACCCGCCCTTTGAAGTTACCTGTGGTGTTGAACGCTCAGACATATTTATATTTTTAATCTTACGCATTCCATCATCAGTAGCCTCTGCCTTACCTTGCTCATAAAAGAACTTAGCAAACTTGTCGGGATTCATTGCGAGAGACAATGACCTGTGGTATCCAACAGCATCCGAAATCATACCATTCTCATCCAAGTACTTTGATATAAAGGACTGTGGATTTGATTGTATTTTCTTTAACTCTGTTGCATCGCCAGGGGAGAAGACAATTTTCTTATCGTCAAGCGTGAACTCAAAACCTTTGAACTCACTTCCGAATACGTCATCAGTTTTCTTATGAAACCAATCACGCTTTCTGCTTGCCTCTTCCTCGTAGGTCTTTGCGGACTCTATGTATTGTTTGTAAGCTGCCATCTCTTCTGCTTCGCCTTCAGAAATAGAACTCCCTCTTGACTCAAGGGGAACTCTGTACTTTTCCTTTTGCTCTTCAAAATACTTTTTAGCTTTAGCAATAATCTTTTTACGTGCTATTTTCTTTTTCTTTACATCTGATTCTTCATCAAAGTCTTCATCAATGATGTAGTCTTCCATCATAGATTCAATGTCTTCTGCATCTAATCCATCCTCAGTCGCAAAGAAATATTCCTTTAGCAATGTATCAGGGTCTGACTCATCTATGTCTCTGTTAAGCTTAACAAAGTCTTCAATGCCTCTACCTGTTTCTTTTTTGTACTTAAAGTATGCAGATACGTCTTCAGGTAATTCTTCAGACTCTCTAGCTGCAGTTAACTCATCAAGCGAGTTAATGTCTTTTCCGTACTTATTTTTAATAAATGAAAGAACGTCATCTTCGCTTAGTTCAGGGGCTATGTATTCAGGATGCTCTTCTTCCTGCTCTACAGTCTCTTCACTAAACTTTTCTTCGTGCTGTTCAAGCAGTTGTTGCTCAACTTCCTGAATAGACTTTTCTTCTACTGCCTCAACGGCTCTTACTTTTAATTCCATTAGATTTTATTTTTTGCAAAATTAACATATATTTTGAACACCTATCTTGGCTCAAATTCTGCTAAGTCAAAACCATCCAAGCTATCCTCATTTGATTCAAAGCTCATTGGAGGTAAGTTGTTCTTTCGTTGGTTTATTAACTTAGACTGTTCTGTATTTTGTTGGCTAATTCTCTTAGCCTTAGCGTCCTCTTTATCCTTCTCTCTACTAGACAAAGATTCAACCTCCATACCCCTAAGCTGCATATTCATTTGGAACTCTTTATCCATAAGCATGAGTTTTAAGTCTGCTTCATTCTTGAGTTTCTCAATATCAAACGCAACCTCAGCTTGCTTTAACTGCATCTTAGCTTGAGTCTCTAATTGTATGTTCTGTGCAGCAGTCTGTGCAGCCATCTCCTGAGATTGTTGTTGAATCTGTGCTTGCATTTGCTGTTGCTGTGCTTGCATCTTCTCCTCACGGTCTTGTTTTGCTTTACGTTTAACTTTTAATAGTTGGTTGGCAAGTTTAAGATTTCGCAATTCACGTATGTCAATAGCATCCTCAAGGTTTATATCACCCTTAGATAACGCCATCTGTATGTTTTGCTCTAGTTGTGATTTTTGTTCTTCATCAGGAGAAACCTCAATAAATATACCAAAGTCATACATATACAACTCATTTATGTCATTAAGTATAGATACATTGTACTTGCCTATCTTATTAATAAACTCTTCTTTAAAATCGGCATACTGCAAAACATCAGCCACCCGATATGATAACCCTTCAGCTAATGTTCTATACATATAAAGACTTCCATCTAATATGTGCCTAGTAGCTGTATTTGAGTTGGCTGCTGCAAGTTTTTGTAGACCAACTAAAGAGTTAGGGTCAGGACTACTTCCATCTCTAGCCTCATTTAATCCTGTTACGTTACGTATCTCATTTAAGTAATGATTGTAGTTACCTATAAGCATTTGAGATTTAGATGCTCCTGAGTTAGCTGTTAACTGCTGTATTGGAACTCTCGCATTATTAAACTCACCATCTCCTGTGTAGCTTCTACCAATCACACTACCTGTTTGGAAGTATAGTCTTAAAGCATCCTCTGGATTGTATGCTGCTCCTGTACCAAGGTCAACCTCATTAAGACCGTCAGCATCAATGAACACACCATCAGGGACTACTCTAGATATTACTTGCTGTAGCTTTAAGTGAGTAATCTGAATTAAGTCAGTGAATGGTATCATTCTTCTAACTAAAGACTCAATTATACCTTTGTACATTCTTGGGGCTACTGCTACATAATTAGGCATAGCGTGCTGAGATGCAGACTTAGGTCGAACCATATTCTCAGACATCTCCCACTTAAGTATAATGTTAGTCCCCATGACCATAACACCATTATACCATACATCAATAGTCTTAGATACTTTTTCAAATGACCCTTCATCCATCATATCTTCAGGTGGGTTAAACTGGTCATCTTTTTCTACCATAGAAATATTACCATTCTCTTTAATCTTCTTCTTGTACACAACCTCTTTGGTTGTCTTATAGTTGAAGTACATAAGAGTAGTAGTGTCTCTATAGAATATGTCATTGTCATAGTACTGAGCTACGTTGTAGTAATCGTACCAAGCTCCACCATACTTAGATATCTCTTCTAAATCAACATTAGTTAATGTTGGGTCTATTTTCTTTAATTCTATTATTGGAACAGTTTTAATCTCACCCCAATAAAAACAATCCTTAAAGTGAGGGTCTTCGGTGTAACTATACACCACATTAGCAGGGTCTACATAGTCAATTTGTATTCCAGCTCCTGGAAGAAACTCGTGTTTAGCTATTGCTACTCCAAGAACAGTTAAATCATAATCAAGTCGTTTTCTGATATCATCGTAATGATTCTCATCAAACATTGTATTCACAGCAGTCTCCTCAGCTATCTCAATAGCAGGCTTGTATTTGAGCTGCATATATAATGCAAGCTCCTCATCTGTTTGAGGTAATTCATCAGGACTAACAGTAAAAGGATTAACTCCTGTATTTTTTTGTATTTTCTCAAGTAAAGGCTTATTAAGCATCTGCCCTTCAACCATGTCTTGATACTTGCTTCTCTTAGATTGAGACATAGCATCTTGAGAATACGCCTTAACCTTAAACTGTCGGTCAGACATACCATTGACAACAATATCAACAAACTTAGGAATTATAGGAACAGGTGTCCAATCTAAATTCAGATACGATAAATCACCATCAACAGCAAGCTCATTCTTATATTTGCCAACAGATTGCTCTCCACGAGCATATAATCTTAGCCTATGGAAATCTCCCCACTGACTATAAAATCTGCATCCTGCACCATCCTTTTTGAACCATTCGTAAGAAATTGCACTTCCAATTTGCAGACCAAACTCTACCGAAGACTTCTCTTTATCGGACACAAATTGGCTTGGAAAACCTGCTGCGGATATATTTATTTTTACGTCTTTCATATGTGTTTCCACGTTTTTCTGTTAACTATACTCAAGATATTCCCTTTAGTTACATTAAATATCTTAGCCAATTTACTATACGATGTATCACCAGCAGAATACATTTTTCGGATTTCTAAAACCTCAAAAACTAATAATTTTGACGAATGATTTTTTTCACCTTTTTTTGCAGAATTAGACATTTTTAATCTAGTAGATTCAAATCTTTTTTTACCATACGAATGATTTTTTTCACCTTTTTGAGCTTCCGACATTTTTCGTTTTGTCTCTTCAGATGTTGTCTTTCCAGTGTGAAATAAAGATATTATTTTCTTATGTTCTTTACTTATTTTTTTCCCTTTATGAGGTAAACCTATTTTTAATTTTGCTTCATCAGTGTGAACCATCCCTAAACATCCTTCGCCTCCTAATGTTATATTGCAAAGAGTTCCTCCATCGAAAGTCCTTTTATACAAAGCGACAAATTCTTTTTCTTTTTCTTTTGCTAATTCATAACTTATGTCATTAAATAATATTTCTACAACATAATCAGTTTTATTAGTAATTTTTTTCCAATAAGGATTTCTGTTAGATTTAGAATAAGCTCTTTGTTCTTCTTTTCCAATTCCAATATAAAAAGGTATATTTTTATCTAACCTTATATGTCTATATACGTATGCCACTATCTAATAATTTCGCTAATATTTCCTTTATTGCTGTATCTTGCAAAGTTAATGTTTATTTTTGATTGTTTTTTCTCAGCCTTATATAGGTGCTTGTTCACAGCCATTAACGCCAACCCTGAACTTATTGTAGCATCAAACTTAGTTCTATTAGATATATCGAATTTAGCCCAGTCCTCTAAAGTCCTTGTAAATGACATACTACCTATCTCATCAGCGTCTCTATATGTTGCCTCTAAATCAAACCCTATGTGCTTCTCAATGTACGATTCTATTGCTGCTGCGTGAGCTTGTTTAACATCTTCACTACTGTTTGGTATACCTCCTAACTCCCTTTCTGTAGTAGATAGCTTATTGAATGTCTTGTCAGGTCTGTTCATACAAAATCCTCTGTACCCTCTATTCTTAAAATGATACAATAGCCTTGGCTTATTATTTTCAATAAGTATTGGCATGCTATAGAAAACACACGCCATTAGAACCTCCTCAAAGAATATCTCTGCAGTCTGAGGTCTAGCCACGTATTCTAAAAAGAACTCATTACTAGGTGCTTCATCCATATTGAACATAGTCACGCCATGGAGCGCACCATTAGAGCCACTTCCTCCAACAACTCCGGATATATCATACGAGTCGCATCCAAACGCACCAATATGCTCATTGCCAGGATGCTTCACATTGTTACGTGTGATGGTCCTATTCTGTAAGTTTTTATTAGGAGTCCAGCTTACGTTGAATCTACCTCTCTTGTCAGGGGTAAATACAACCTCGCTATCCTTAATCCCATCCTTCCAATGGAAGCTTCCTCTAGTGGTATGATGCTCTCTTATCAATCCATCGTTATAGTCTATCTGCTGATATATCTTAGTCAGATTAAATAATGACTGCTTGCTCTCATCTCTGAATGCGTGAGACTCTGTTCTTGGGAACTGTCTGTAGTACTCATTTAACGCATCTGCATCGCTTTTAAGAGACTTTACCTCCGCTTCCCAGTAATCTATAGCACCATTCTTAATAAGCCTATTATCGACTCCCATTATAGGGGCTTCAGGCTTACTAAATACAGGCATACCGTATCTATCTATAAAGCCCTCCATATTCCATTCCATTGGGATGAAAAGCTTATAGAGACCACTCTTAGTCTGTCCGTTGTCGTTACGATGTAATACGTCAGAGTCTAGGTAAATATCCTTGTAGTTCTGACCACCCTTGCTAAGTGCATTTGAGGTCGAGCCCATCATACACTTACCTATTATCCTACTACCTAATCGTAAACAGGTCTTAGTTACACGCCAGTTGTCCTTTATGTTATTTGGCTTGAGCCATTTAGCTGATTCGTCATGAGCCAAGAATAGTAACTTCTCACCATCATAACTGTTGTCATCTGTGTTCTTCCAATCTATAGATGTATCTAGTCCGTCCACCTCAGTATCGTCAGACTCGTACATATTCTTCTTAGTAATCTTAGATGCAGGTACTCTAAACGCAAGCTCAGTCTTTGGCTTGTCCATACCATCCATAATAGGTCTAAAGAAGAACGGAAGTCTTACGTTGATTGGAACTACCTTGTCCGTAAACATCTTCTTGGCATCTGCTCCTGTCTTAGATAATATTCCAATCCTAGAGTCACGAGCCAATGTGCCTATGTTAACGCATTCTGAGGATGTCATAAATGAGAACCCTGAACGCCTAATCTTTAGGTATATCATCCCAAAGCTTCTATCATCAGCCTTACACGCTTCCCAAAATATCCAATATATTCTATTTGCCTCTCTATAATCAGGGTATCCAACGTCAATAGATGACCATTGCAGGTACATATAATGAGAGCCTGTTATGTATGTAGGATTACCATTATTGGCAAACCAAAACCCTTTCTCTCTTGCATCAAACTCATCTTCTATGTAATCTACCCATTTGTCCTTAAATGCAGATGGCTTATCGTTCCATTGAAATATAGATTGTATCCTTGCAAGCTCCTTGGGTAGCTCTTGCCTCTCCCAATACTGCTGCTCTTTCTTCTCGTGACGTTTATAGTACTTATCCGGGACTTTAGGTAGACCTATAATAAATCCTTCTATAGACACAACCTCTCCTAACGTACCGTCCTTTGAGATTATAACAATGTCATACTTCTCATTATACCCGTACGCCCATGATTTAGCCTTGTTCTTACTCGTATATACCGCTTTGGGTATATAGTCATTAAGTACTACGTACAGATTATTTTGTAGACCTTCGCTCTGCAAATCCTTGTTTAGTTGCTGTTTTACTTTCTCCTTTTTCTGACTCTTCGATATTCTCTCGCTCTAGCTCTATTCTACTTAATATCTCGAATGCATCGAATATAGCTAACTTTTTAGTTGCCGCTGCGTTCTTTAATCTATCCGCAGATAAATCATCTCCTTCATCGCCTTTTTTGATAATATCCTCCTCCGCAACTTTAATTAACTGCTCAACGGCTCTATGACCTGCTTGTATAATCCTTAGCTTTGTTTCTTTTATTGTCATAGTTTCATTGTTATCTGATGGTCAAATATGCGATACAACTTCTCGTCATCCACAGTAAACTCATACTCGTTCTCCGGGGCAAAACTAATTTTGTCTCCATCATGCACCCCCATAGATTTAAGATACTCGTTAGGATATCTCATTATACCAACCAAGGGCTCTTCCTTAGTATTTTTGAATATAATAGATTCCTCTTTTGGAAGTGGTTTAATAAAACAATATCTATCATGAGCAGCCCACTGGTCATTGTGCTTGTACATAAAAAATTGCTCGTTGTCTACAAAAAACAAATCATCCTTAAAGAAGCTTCTACCACTCCTTTGATTGCCCTTCATGTCATTGTAAAATTTGAATACATTGTGATGTACAAGTAACTGGTCTCCAATTGTAATTGGTCCATTATAGCCAATAGGCAACTCAACAACCTCAGCATATCGGTTAGCGAACTTATGGTCCTCTTCTGATGTGCTTACTACAAATTCAATATCTCCTATCGTCCTTGTATTGTCGTATCTCTTACCCTTCAATGGCTTTACTATAAAGTAAAACGGTGATTTCATTAAAAGTTTATGTCGTATTCAATAGAAACAGGGACAGTATCTGAGAACTCTTTCCATAGAAATATCTCATTGCTTAACTGTATCCAAATTTGTATTGAACTATTATCATTATTAAATTTGATTAAATGTATTTTATGCGTGTTACCTAAAACATCTTGCCCTACTAAGTAGTGCATAGCCCCAGACTTGTAATCAGGTCCTATTGATATCTTTCTAATTGCTCCCATTAATGAAACTATATGTGTAAACAGCAGCTGATTTCTCAACTAAAATAACAGATGCGTATATTGGATATGTGCTAGTTATTGCCATTTTGTTAATTGCAAATATAAAACTTTTATAATTACCTTTGCCATATGCAATATCTTAGATTCTATATCGTGTCAATACTCCTGCTAGCTATAATATGTTTTTACCTGTTTATAGATGTCACAAATAATAAAGAAATTGTGACACCAACTCCTATAGTTCTAACTAATACAGACACCTTATATAGAGATATTGAGAGATTAAAAATCAAATCAGATACAATCAAAATAAAATATGAAACAAAGATTAATGACTATAGTAGTGCTCCTACTACTCGCAGGATACAGTTATTCTCAGACCGTATTAATCGACAATAGCACAGGCGATACTACAGTCTGCATATCCATACCGCAGATGGATAGAATCTATATTGAGCTTCTTCAAAAAGATAGTTTAATGGAACAAGCCATTTTAAGCCGTTCTAAGGAACTTTTACTGTATCAGGTTATAGATAGCTCAAAGAAAGACATAGAGTCGCTACAATCGCTTGTATATACCATTGACGCTGAGAACATGGGTCTACACGTAGATAACGAGAAGCAAAAGACGCAAATTAGGACAAATCGCACTATTTCTTTTATAGCTATTGTAACGCTATTTTTATTTATTGCTTTGTAAGTGCAGTAAAACGCTCTTTTGATACGCAAATATTCGGTATTATACGTAATTATAACCTAAAGTGTAGTATAATGTACTTTTATATGCTTTAATTCGGATAATGTCGGAATTATGCTACTTAATTTTGCACAATAAACCTTGCCGATATATTGTGCATTTTTTAACTGCATGAAGTTTTAGGAAAAATTCATGCAGATTAGCTTCTTAGCTCAAAGTGCATCCAATCGTAGTTCTTTTCTATGCCTAAGCTTATGAACCCATTCTTATAGAAAATATCAATCATTGGTTTATATTCAGGTCGTGCAAACCTTGCAGTTTTGGCAGTTTCTTTTAGCTTATTCAATGCAGGAGATAAATCTACTGCTATTCCCCAGGCGTGTTTTGACCAGCTTGTTCCGCCCCTCATTTTACGATAGTTGAAACACCCACCAAATAAGTCTATGCCAAGCCTTTCTATTTCCGTCATTCCATACTCAGCAAGTAAATCATTAAACACGTTTAGAAATGGTTCTGCTGCTAACTTGTGGCATCTCATTTTGGAAACTTTTGTATCTAAGTCCCACGCTAATTTCATGGGATAAGGTAATAAAATTGTTGTCAAATAACCTTCACCGGTTTCATTTGGCTTGCCGTACTTCTTAACTATTTCGTTTGTGGTCATCATTTGCGCAACCTTTCTACTATGTTAGTAACCCCTTCAATGGCTATGTATGCGGTTGAAATTATCACCCAATCTTCCGACCTTACCGAATTGGTAAATAATCCAATGGATGCCACTACAAACACAGTCAGTTTGCGGCTTACCCATTTGGATAGGATAAGGTCAATCTTTTCCTTCCGGCTCATCCTTATTTTCTTTTCTTAATTTAATCAACCTTTCGATTGTGTACCAAATGGAAAGGGATAATAGAATGAATTTCATTGCAACATCAATATCGCTAAATGACACTGCGAAAGAAAAGATGTTAAGTACGTATAATTTCAAATCAGATAATAGCATTACAATTCAATTTCTGGAATAACGCAATAAGGACTATCGGGATAAATGCTGCAGAACTCAGCCGTATAAGTCTCAGCCCATCCCGCAAATATATGAACACCGCAAGGATTAGGATAGACTACAAAAGGTGCAAGCTCATCGAGCTCTACTGCTAGTAGCATATCAACTGCGTACTTAGTACTAAGGTCTATACACTCGCCCTCTTCGTTTGTAGCCAAGCATATATTTCCTATCTCGTGGATTGCCGTTACTTCGGGAATTAATGCCTCATCTTCATAAAGACTATCTTTTACTGTTAGCCATTCGGCTTCGTTTTCAAATTCGTATTTTTTGAATGTTGTCATTTTATTTTATAATGTTGTTAGGGTTGCGAGTTCTGTGTCACTAAGTGCTGAAGGGAAGACCATAAGGCTTTGGCAGTTGCCGTAGAAAGGATTGCTTACTCCGCCCTCATTTGTAAAAGATATTTTATCCATTCCTATTGGTGCGTTCCCGCTTGTATCTGTTCCAACTTCTACACCATTTATCCAAAATGCAAAATCATTTAACTTCCATTTCAAAGCAAATTTATTATTATCTGTTGTGTTAGTAATAACTTTTGTAATATTACAACTTACTGCACCAGAAGAAAAAGCAACAAAATCAACCCTATTAGAAGTTGTAGAATATTGAAATTTTATAAAATTGCTAACATTTTGAAATATAGAAATACTTCTACTTGTCCCATCATCAGCCAAAGCAGCAACCTCTACAAACAATACCCCCTCTGTGCTATTTATTAAGCTACTTATACCCGTCTTACTTGCACTATCTTTAACCCTTGTCACCGCAGTTGAGGTAGTGGGGATGTACGAAGTGGCGTAAGAGCCGAGTTCAATTTGTGCGCCATAGATATAAACACCGCTTGTTCCATCGCCCGTGTAACTATATGTATTGTCAGCCGTAGCAGTATAAATAGCAATGCGCTCATTGGCTACGGCAGTAGCAGTAATAATGCACCGATACCAACCATTCCCGTAATCTATAATACTTGGGGTAATGCCGACCCCAGTAGTGCCAATAGTGCCGTTTTCTAAATTAAAGAATGCGCCCACAATATTATTGTTGCCAATAAATACCCAAGACCTTTCCGCTTTCTTTGCAAACAAAGAAATAGAAACACTACCCGAAATAGTTAGCCCCGCACTTGTTAAAACTCGGTGCGTTGAATTTGAAGTGTTTTCTACGAGTTTATCGGCATCCATATAACCCGTAGGTGATATGGCAGCGTTAGATGTGACGCTTGAATTTTGTATTAACCAACTTGCCGCATTAAAATTCTCACTATAAGTAACCAAATTTGTTCTCTGCGGTTCTAAAAGCAATTTACCGAATCCCGAAGTATAGTCTATACGGGGGATGTTCGCAAGCATTCCAACGCTTACCGCAGTTGTTGTAGTGGGGATGTAGTCGGTTGCTATGTCGCCTGTTTCAAGTTGGGCGTCTTGGATGTAGACATTATTGCCCGAACTATTTCCTCCCGCATCAATAGATGATGGATACACACGAATAGTAATGAGTGAAGTTGCGTTTGCATTTACACTAACACGATACCAGCCACCACCAACGCTTTCTATTGATGAAGATATTCCGTTAGTTAATGTGCCAACACTACCGCTACCGCTTAAAAGAAACCAAGCGTTTGTTTCAGTAGCCGCATCCAAGCGTAAACGAACATAATTAACATTACCCGCTTTAGCATAAAAAGAATAAGAAAGCACACTACTTGACGAAATACTCTGTCTTAAACTACCACTTGCACCAGTAGATTCTAAAAGCCACGCATCGCTTGAGCCATCGTAACCACTTTGCCCACTTGTTACAGTTACATTACTTGTAGTCCACGTTGTATTGAACGTATTACTTTGCCGAATCAAATTAGTCCTAACCTTTTCAATAAGCCCATCAGCATTTACCCTTGTTGCGGTGCTTGCTCTTGTAAAGTCTATTGGCTGCGGGAGGTAGTTGTCTTGTATTATATTATAGCCGAGTATGCTGCCGTCTTTTACAGCCCAATTATTATCTCCTATCTGTAAGCTTGGGTTCTCCATTATTGTATTGTATAATTTAAGTAGTTAGCCATTAAAGCGTATGATTCAAAATATGTCTCTCCTAAAGTCCCTGTAAGTAATGTTAAATCGTCATCTGATAAAACGGTTGGGAATA